GGCCTTTCTAGGAAGGAGGTAACTTATTGTTTACTATTACGACTTGCACTGGTACGTGGAAAGCTCTCATCTGTCGGTGGCAGGGTTTATCCCCCGCTCTACTGATTCCAGATGTTTCAGGGCTCTCCAAGGTACTCCATTGCGGGACTCCCGTTAAAACTATTCCTGGTTTTAACTCCATGGGTGATAATTCCTGCTCACATATTAATGTGAAAGGAAATATTGTCATGCCCCCCCAGTCTTCGACTGGGTGGACGAAACAATTTCACCCTTCAGTTAGCACCTCGACAGTTAAGTCTGGGGCCTACACAGAGTATCGACGCGTTGTCACACCTTATACTGCCCGAGTTTCTGGTTTCTTCCAAGATAATGGAAGCTACCATAACTTTGGGTATAAGTATGTCGACAACTATGTTGCTAATTTGCATGGTTGGCAGGTTGACACTCTCATGACTTACGACATGTATTGTGGATTTTATCCCAATACAATGTATCGGAAAGCATGGTGGATCATTAACTGGTGGACGAGCAATACAAATAAAAGCTTGTCCTCCGTTGTTCCCTTCGTTTATGAGGTTCAGACATTTCTTGTGTCTGTTAACCCTACTACGCAGGGCACGACTGTCTATACCAAAACCCAAGGGGGTTTGCACCTTAGCAACCCAGTATCCACTGTTCCTGCTTGGAATACATCGGGGATGGGCCTCTCTTCTGGTCCTTCGTTATTGCCTTTCGGCTATACGGAGTACACGAAAGCAGATGTCTATGCCGTTCGAGATCGGGTATTAGCCTACTCTCGGGCGACTGAGTCACGCTATTTAGCTTACTCACCTCTCTGGGATTCCTTAGCATGGACCGCAGTGAACAACATGCAAGCAGTCTCTGTGAATTCCTTGGCGTATGTTGCTGACTTGGTGAAGCTTGCTTCATCAATTATCCAAATATGCCGAGGTAATTTTGGACAGATCTGGGACCAGATTAAGGATCTTAGCGTAAAGGGCTTTGCCAATAAATGGCTTGAAGGCCGTTATGGTCTTCGCCTGACCGCCTTGGATTCTGAGTCTCTCCTTAAGTCCGTCCTTTCTCTAGCAAAGCGGAAATATCCTATTTCCATTGTTAGAGCTGCAGAGACTTGGGACGCGCTATCTGGGCCGTATGGTAGTCAGAAACTGCATGCAAACTATAAAGTTTATTATGCCGCCGACGACGATCCAGTACACCAGTTAGTTAAGTCCTCGTGGGAGTGGGATGTTGCCCCGACTTTAGCCAATGTGTGGGATTTGGTTCCCTTGTCCTTCGTATTGGACTGGGCACTAAATATCCAGGAACGTCTAACTTACTTAGACAACCTAAATTATTTAGGTTGCATAAGTATTAAGGGCGTTTGTAAGTCCTTCAAGACCGATCCGATCACCATTGCGATGATCGACGTGCCTCCGGGACTCACAATGACTTATTATCGTCGACTTGCCTCTCCTCAGCTAGACAGTATTCGAATGCCTAGCCTCTTTCCTGATTCCGGGAGGATCATCAATATTGTAGATGGTCTTTCCCTTATTATATCTCTGCTCAATTGAGCAGCCAGGTGTTTAAAGCCTGGAGAAAGGAGGACCTATGAGCCGTGTATTAAATGTTAATCACACAGACTCAACGGTCAGCGGTGTAAGCAGCTTATCACTGCCTATCTCCGTCCTGAACTATGCGGCTGATTGGGGCGTTAAGGATGGGACTCAGAATGATCTGATCCTCGTCAATAACACTTCGCCCGTTGATAGGATGGAGCGTATTCGATACTCTGTATCGGATATCTCCAATATCTATAACGGGTCGAACATCGATCCTAACCTCTTCATGGATACGAAGAGGGGAGTATCGCTGCTTGCTCAGCTTAACGGCGTGTATACGATTACTGATTCCGTTAACACGAGTTATGAGCGGGTTGCGCCTATACAGGCACACCTCGTCCTTAAACTTCCTGTTGACGCTGTCATTACTCCGAACACGTTGTTATCCCTCGTCGGGCGTCTTTGCAGCACTTTGTTTGATACAGGTGTTACAACTTCTGCTCGCCTGGGTCGCATGGTTAGGGGCTCTCTACGTCCCTCTGATCTTTAATTAGGGGGTCGCTATGAGCACATCGCACAAGGAGAGTATCTTTGCTCTTCAAGACGTCGAGCTTCTAGTTCGGCGCGGGCACATCCCAACGTCTCGCTCATATGACGATATCTCTTGTAAATCAATACAGGAGCTATACGTCGTCTGGGCTGGCGTTGCTTGGGATACAGTACCTTCTTCCATAGGGATTATCCAGAAGAAAGGGGTCATTATTCAATGGCTCCATTTCCTCTTGGGTACACCTTTTGAGGATGTACTGTCTGCTTGTAAGGATCTTGCATCTTCATTGGTCTCGAAGGTGTGGGATTCCTACGACTCTTTTAAACGGAGTCATAAGCAGAATTATCCGTTCACAGGAGAACTTATGTCCCCTTGTAAATGGATAATTGAAGGTGCTGTACGATGGAATGATCCCCAATCGTACAGAAGGGTTCGTACCTTTCTCCTCTTCCCTACTCGCATTAATGTGCGTAGTGAAGACTTGAAGGATTCTGCTGTCTCCCATTTTATCGAGACTCAAGACCTCGTGAGGTCCTGGTCTGAGAAAAATGAGAAGGCAGGTGTGCATTTGCGTGAAATCATCTCTCGATGGTTTCGTAACGCAGAGTGCCGCCTTGACGAACGGTGCCATCATGGCCCCGGACGTACGGCAGAGGTGGAGAGGAAACAGGCTTGCATTACTTCTAAGTATGCCCAACTGTACTCAGATTCTCTTTTGGCATTCGTTGGTTTGAAATCTTTCGAAGATGAATTTGTTCTTCGAGGAGATCTTACTAGAACGTCTAAGTTAATCTGTGTCCCGAAGGATTTTAGTAAGTACCGCACTATTTGTGCAGAGCCTACCATTCTTCAATACTGTCAACAAGGTGTTGCGAAATATCTTATTGATGGTATCAGAGAATCATCCTTATCCAATCACGTTACCCTTGAGGACCAAGGCCCCAATCGATATTTAGCTCTCATCGGCTCTCTCGATTGTAGCTTCGCTACAGTTGATCTGAGTGATGCAAGCGACACTATTGCTTGGACTCTGGTGAGGAGTGCTTTTATGGGGACGCCTTTCTTGCGTTACTTCTACGCTTGTAGGAGCCGCGAAGTTAGGCTACCAAATAAAAAATCTCTTCCCCTTTCTTCTTTTGCCACTATGGGTTCTGCTTTAACATTTCCTGTTGAAAGCATTATCTATGCGGCTACTGTAGAAAGGGCCTTTGACCTTTGTGGTGTGCCAAGACCAAGTCGTAAATACCGAGTCTACGGTGACGACATAGTGTGTCCTGAAGCAATCTTTGATTGTCTCATGACGCAATTAACCGATTTTGGCTTCTTTGTTAATTCAAAGAAGACTTTCCACTCCAACTCTCATTTTCGTGAAAGTTGCGGTGGCGAGTATATTTTCGGCTATGACGTTACTCCTCTTCGGATTGGTCGTCGTTTTTCTGCTATCTCTAGTCAGAATAAACCAGAACAATTCCTAGAGCGTATCTCGTTGATAAATCAGCTCTTTTGGGCTGATTATCCTACTGCCAGGTCTTGCCTCCTATCCCATATGGAGCGTGAGATCGGTAAACCTCTCTTTTCTGATAATCCGGATCGGCTCGACTGTGTTTACAGCCCTGCTGCTACGAATTACCACCTTGACATGCGTGTTAATCACCGCTATCAGGTTCCGGAGTATCTAGCCATGGGGGTAACCCCTGGTAAAGTACACGGAAGACGTGAGGATTGTGATGCGTACCGCTTATATGAGTGGCTGCGCGTCAACGAGTGCGAAGACGATGTACTGGATGTCCAATGTGACATCCAGTCCATCATAGACGGGGCACAAGGTCTCGTCTACGATATTTCCGCACCCCCGACCCTTCGACGGGTCTGGAGGAGACTCACTTAATCGTGGGTCTA